CTGAAGAATGGGCTGCAAAAAACTCATGGTTTGGTAATGATACTGCTATGACTTATACAGCGTTTGATATACATAAAACGCTTGTAGAAAAAGAAGGTTATGATCCTAAATCTGACGAATATTATGAAGAAGTAGATTCAAGAATAAGACTTGAATTTCCCCATAAGTTTGATAAGATAGACAGTTCAACTACAGAAAGAACAAAACCTGTTCAGAATGTAGCATCAGCTAGACGTTCGAGCTCAACTGGACGCAAAAATAAAACTGTGAAACTCTCGCCATCACAGGTAGCAATTGCTAAAAGACTAGGCGTGCCATTAGAAGATTATGCAAAACAATTAAAAATCACGGAAGGAGCATAAAATGAAAAACGAAGATATAAAAACCTCACGTGCGAGTCAAACAAGAGCTAAAACAACAGCTACAAAAACTTGGACTCCACCCTCATCACTCGATGCACCCGAACCACCTGCAGGGTATAGACACAGATGGATAAGAGCTGAAACTATGGGATTCAACGATACGAAAAACGTAGCAGCATCTTTAAGAGAAGGATATGAATTAGTGAGAGCTGAAGATTATCCAGATCAAGATTTTCCAACTGAAACCACAGGTAAGTATGCGGGAGTTATTGGAGTAGGAGGCTTATTGCTGGCTAAGATACCAGAAGAGATCGCAAAGCAAATCGAAGCTTATTACGACAAGCAGACTCAAGACAAAGACGATGCTATCAACAACGATCTTTTGAAGGACCAGCACCCAAGTATGCCAATCAATAGTGAAAGGCAAACTCGTGTAACTTTTGGTGGTACAAAGAAATAGTTATTTAGCAATTTCTAAGTCCAACAAAAATAAAATAAATCCGTACTGGAGGCCCTTCGGGGCAGGTACACAATAAAGGAAAAAACATATGCTACAATCGGATAGAAAAGGTTTTGGCTTTAGACAGACTATGACAGTTGGAAATACTCCAGCTACAGGTGGTCAGTCTGAATTTCAAATCCAAACTGCTCCTGGCAAATCTACTTTCAAAGGTGATCCTGTAAATATACAATCTGCAGGTAACCAAGGATTCCTACAAAACGCTGCGCAAGCAACGATGGATGACGGAGTCGTAGGTGGAAAAGCTTGGGCAAATAACGTAGGTGCAACTGGTGACATTGCTGGTGTTTTCAACGGAGCTTTTTATATTGACTCTACGGGAAAACCTACTTTTGCAAACTCAGTGGTTTCTGGTGTTACAACAAGTAAAGACTACAACACAGGTAGTGATAATATCACTGCTTTTGCAAATACTAACCCTGCACAAGAATATACTGTTAGACTAAATGCAGCTCTTGCCGGCTCTGCCGCAGCAGCTCAAGCATTACTTAATAGTGTAAACTTCTTCAACCCAATTGATGAAGTTGATGGAGACGCTATAGACGGACTGACTAGAATTACTCTTTCAGTAGCGACTAACGGCTCAAGTGCAACAAATGGAATGTTTAGAATGGTAAGAAATGCTAACATCGAAGAACAAGACGATCTGCTAACTGCAGGCGCTCAAGTTGTCGTTGTTATTCAACCAGCCTCAGCATTGTACAACTAATAGCGAATAAGGAGAAATAAACTATGGCTATATCAAGAGCACAACTAGTTAAAGAACTAGAACCTGGTTTGAATGCTTTATTCGGACTAGAGTACAAATCGTATGCTAACGAGCATGCTGAAATTTTTGACACAGAATCATCTGACAGAGCTTTCGAAGAAGAAGTAATGTTATCTGGTTTTGCGAATGCAACAGTTAAACCTGAAGGCCAAGGCGTTCAGTTTGATGATGCACAAGAAACTTTCACAGCACGTTACACTAACGAAACAATCGCATTAGCGTTTGCAATCACAGAAGAAGCTATCGAAGATAACTTGTATGACAGACTTGCGTCTAGATATACAAAAGCGTTAGCAAGATCTATGGCAAACACTAAGCAAGTTAAAGCAGCAGCTGTATTGAACAATGGTTTCAATGCAAACTTTGCTGGTGGTGACGGAGTAGCATTATTTGCTACGAATCACCCAACTATTGCTGGGACTTTCAGTAATGAGTTAGCAGTTGCTTCTGACTTAAACGAAACTTCATTAGAACAAGCTTTGATTGACATCGCAGCTATGACTGATGAAAGAGGCCTAAAAATTGCGTCTAGAGGAATGAAATTAATTATTCCTTCAGCACTTCAATTTACTGCTGACAGACTTATGAAGTCTGAAGGTAGAACAGGTACTGCAGATAATGACATTAATGCAGTTAGAAATATGGGAATGATTCCTGAAGGTTACACAGTTAACCACTTTTTAACTTCTAATAAAAAATGGTTCATTAAAACTGATGTTCCTAATGGTCTTAAACATTTCGTTAGATCACCTATCAAAACTTCTATGGAAGGCGACTTTGATACTGGTAACGTTAGATACAAAGCTAGAGAAAGATATGTATTTGGATT